CTGGAGCAAAATCCCGCGGAGTACGCGAATGCGCGCGCCTCTTTCCTGCAATCAGCGCTGCCGGACGTAACGCACATCAAAGTCACAATGGCAACCGGTGTGGTGGAAGATGCACAAGGTCTCCGCTCGGTCGTCATTTCCTCGACTGAGGTAGATAAGGACGGACTGTCATACGTCCGTCCAACTGTGCAGGCGCTGATTCAGGCGGATGAAATTCGGGTACCATCGGGTACTCACGCCGAGATAAACATTCTTAATTACGCGAAGGCCAATAATCTGCGGGTGATTGCCGTGGGGGCAGGTAGACCATATTGTCCAGAATGTGCGGAAGCGCTTGATGCTGCGGGTAGCTTAGCAACCGGACCACGGAAGTAGGATCATGCCGAAGAATATACTCATTGGCGTGGTTGATGACCTAGCCGCCAAGGTCGAGAATGCAACAGATCGGGACCGGCGCGCAATTTCGCTTGCCGTATGCAAGCTCGCCGTCAGTCGGTCAAGCCTCGATGCTGCGTTGGTCGCGACCGCACTCCAATTGCTGCAAAAGGGAATATACAAGGATGAGCGCATAACGTCCGCATTGGAACGGCTCGTCGAGGAACTTGACGATAGCTATTTCACGGCACAGAGCCGATTTGAGCGTGGCGATGGCAATGAGACGACGTATAGAGAGCTATTCAGCAAAGCCAGAGCCGCGAACGCCGTCCAGTTCGCATTCGACGCTGATCCGCTCGTCGCTGCCACTCATGCCATTTACGAGGCCTGCGCAGCCGTTGGAACGGATGCAACACGAACGGTCGTCACGCGCTTGCTAACGCAGGAGCGGTGAACGGAAGCCACCGCCGCTCGGCGGCGGATTGTAGCGGTCGCGAGCTTATCTGCTGGCCATGCCAAATTCGGCATGCAGCCGGCGTACTCGCAACCGGGCCAAGGAAGTAAACCGATGCCAAAGAACATACTCGAAAGCGTGTCGCGCGATTTGGCTGAACGGGTCGAAAAAGCGACCGATGAAGAAAAAAGAGCGATCTGCGTGCCGGTCTGCAAGTTGGCTGTGACGCGCACGGGCCTCGACGAGCCACCGGTGACAAAGGCGCTGCGGTTACTAGAAAATGGGATCTTCAAGGATCAGCAGGTGACGACGGCGCTCAAGCGACTTTTTTGGCGACCTCGATAATAGCTACTTCGCCGCCGAAGAGCTTTACAAAGAGGGAAAAGGAACGGAAGACGCGTACATTGCATTGGCTCGAAAAGCCAGGGCGGCGGATGCAGTGCTTGCATCTTTTAACGACGACGCTTTCGTAGCGGCGACCCACTCCCTCTATGAAGCGTGTGCCGCTCTGGGTAGCGCGGACGAGATACAGGCCATTGTCATGGACGTACTCGCCCGGAACCAGTGAACTGACGCCCCTGCAAGCGGATTTCACCACCTGCGAGCTGGTCTACCGGCCGCGGAACCTGCGGCTGCACAAGCTCCACGGCTACGCGCCCGTCGAGCAGATCGTGCCCGGCAATATATCGCTCCTGCTTCTGTCGCTCGATGCGAGGCAGGCTGAACACGAATACCGCAAGAGATCATGAGACCAGGGCGCCTGCGGGCGCCCTTCGCATTTCAGGGACAGGGAGACGACAGCGATGAAGCTCTACGCCGAGATCACCAAGATCGACCGCGAGCGGCGCATGGTGTTCGGCTATGCCAGCACCGAGGCGCTCGACAGCCAGGGCGAGGTGGTGCGCAAGGAGGCGATCGAGGCGGCGCTGCCCGACTACATGCGCTTCGCCAACATCCGCGAGATGCACCAGCCCTCGGCGGTCGGCGTCGCCAAGGAAGCGGCGATCGACGACAAGGGCCTCTATCTCGCCGCGCGCATCGTCGATGACGAGGCGTGGCGGAAGGTGACCGAAGGCGTCTACAAGGGCTTCTCGATCGGCGGCCGCGTCACCGACCGCGACCGCGCGCAGAAGCACGTCATCACCGGCGTCGAGCTCATGGAGATCAGCCTGGTCGACCGGCCGGCCAATCCCGAGGCGGTGATCGAGCTCTACAAGGCCGCGCCGCGGCAGCCGCAGCAGATCTGGGACTGCGGCGCCGTCGGCCATCGTCACCTCGTTAAGGCCGAGGCGGTCAAATGCATGGAACAGGCGGGCGCGAGCGCGCTCGCCGCGAGGGCCGCGCCGCCGTCCCCTCCGGCAGGCGCGGCCCTCGCCCCCGCCGCGGATGACGAGGGGCCAGACGACGCGACGCCGACGCCGGTTGAGCCGGCGGTGCGGTCGATGGAAGCAGCGCTTGACGGCGCGCTCGATCTCCTCGCCAAGGTCGGCGCGCGCCACGGCAAGGCCGACCTCGAGCGCGTGCAGACGCTGCACGACACCGCCGTCGAGCTCGGCGCCGATTGCCCCGCCGCCGCGAAGCGCGACGCCACCGCCGAGCCGCTGCTGCGGCAGGTTGCCGATCTCACCAAGCGCCTCGCGATCATCGAGGCGCAGCCGATGCCGGCCAAGGGCGTGACCAAGATCGTGGCCGTCGGCAAGGAGCAGGACGCCGGCGGCGCCGGCGCCGCGGCCGAGACGGTGGACGCCTTCATCGCGCGGCTCGCGGCGATGACGCCGGACAAGCGCTCGCACGAGCTGACCAAGCTCGCCTTGCGCCTACCGCAGCGCCTGCCGCGCTGATCAGTCAATGTACCGGGACGCCTAACCGGGAACGAGCCTTAGAGCCGCCTGGGCAACGGCACTCGCAGCGCCGGCCACTCGCGACGCGAGTGCCGCCGCATTGCCACGCCTCCGACGCGGAGGCCAAACGGAGCCCCGATATGTACAACGTCACCAAGGAGACGCTTGACCAGTTCAAGCAGGCGCTCGCCAATCCGAGCCAGGATCTGGCGAAGAGCATCAACCTCGCCACCGGCCTCATCGCCATCGATCTGCAGGCGCCGGCCAAGAACCTCTATCCGACCATCACGCCCTTGCGCAACTCGATCCCGCGCGTCGGCGGCGGCACCGGCACCGCGACGCAGTGGCGCCAGGTGAGCGCGCTCATCGGCTCGGGCTACGACGCGATGGGCTGGGTCCCCGAAGGACAGCGCTCGGGCCGCATGTCCTACACCGCTGCGAGCAAGGCCGCGGCCTTCGTCACTCTCGGCGAGGAGGACCAGCTCAGCTTCGAGGCCGAGGCTGCGGCGCAGGGCTTCGAGGATCTCAACGCCACCATGAGCCTGCGCCTCCTGCAGAAGCTGATGCGCAAGGAGGAATCGGCGCTCCTCGGCGGCAATGCCTCGCTGGCGCTGGTCGCGCCGGCGACGCCGACGCTCTCCGCCTCGGGCTCCGCCGCGACCTTGCCGGCGGCGACATATTCGGTGATGGTCGTCGCGCTCACTTTCGAGGGCTGGAAGAATTCGACCCTTGCCGGCGGCGTCGCCACGCGGCAGACCGTCACCGGCGCCGATGGCGCGACCTATGTCCTGAACAGCGGCTCCTCCAACAAGTCGAGCGCCGCGACGCAAGCCGTGACGCTCGGCCAGGCGCTGTTCGCCTCGGTGGCGCCGCTGCCGGGCGCCGTCGCCTATGCCTGGTATGTCGGCACCGTCGGCGCGGAGTCGCTGCAGGCCATCACCACCATCAACAGCGCCGCCTTCGCCGCACCGCTTGCCGGCAGCCGCCAGGCCGCGACCGCGATCAGTCAGGACAACTCAGCCAACCCGGCGCTCGCCTTCGACGGCCTGCTCACCGCGGCGTTCAACCCGGCCAACGGCGCTTATGTGAGCACGCTGCCGACCGGCACGGCCGGCACCGGCACCGTGCTGACCGCATCGGGCCGCGGCTCGGTCAACGAGATCGACGTGATGCTGCAGTCGATGTGGGACAATTTCCGTCTCTCGCCGACGGTGCTCTACGTCAACAGCCAGGAGCTCAAGAACATCACCAACAAGGTGCTGTCGAACGCATCCGCCCCGCTGCTGCGCTACAACGTCCAGGCCTCGGGCGGCGCCGTCGATCCCTACGCCATCGTCGCCGGCGGCACGGTCGAATTCTACTTCAACCCGTTCTCGGTCGATGGCGGCACCAAGATCCCGGTCAAGGTCCATCCCGACCTGCCGCCCGGCACCATCGTCGGCTATTGCGAACACCTCCCGGCGGCCTACCAGTCGAACGAAGTGCCCAATGTCGCCGAGGTGAAGACGCGGCGCGATTATTACCGCGTCGACTGGCCGCTGCGCACGCGCCAGCGCGAGGTCGGCGTCTATGCCGAGGAGACGCTGGCGATCTACGCGCCCTTCGCGCTCGGCGTGATCTGCAACATCGCCAACGGCTGAACCGCAAACGAACGGCCGGGCGGCGCAATCCGCCCGGTCACCTCTTTCTCACTGCAGGAGCATTCATGGCGAGGCTCAAAGCGCCGGAAAACGGCGCCGCCGTGCATTGGCGCGGCAAGGTCTACGAGATCCGCCGCGATGGCTCGGTCGTGGTGCCGGACGAGGCAGTGGCCGCGCTGCTCGCCCATGGCTTCGCGCCATGGCCCAGGGGCGAGACGCCGCCTGCCGGCAAGTCCAAGGAGTGAGCCATGGCCGCCGGCGATCTCACCACCCTCGCCAATGTCAAAACCTGGTTCTCGCCGCCGCTGACGACGACTGGCGACGACGCGCTGCTCATACGGCTCATCACCGCGGCGAGCCAGTTCATCCAGAGCTGGCTTGGCCGCCAGATCGCGTCGCAGAGCTATGCCGAGATGCGCGACGGCGCGGGCGGGCGGAAGCTCGTGTTCGCCAACGCCCCGGTGACGGCGGTCACCTCGCTCAGTGTCGATGGCATCGCCATC